TGGAGTATTTATTATTATTTATTATTTATTATTTATTGATTTGGTATTGACTTATTAATTATAAATGATAAAAAGTTTGTAATTACAAATGATAAGAGGTGAATAAAAGTTTTGCATTGCTAACTTATTAACATCGCGCGCGTAAAAAAATAATCTTTAAATTATGCCGAAAACTAAAGAAATAAAACAATATAAAAAACTAAATCGTGAAGCAACTATTGATTTACTAAATAAAAACAAAGATTCTTTATTTAGAGATATTGCAAGCAATAAATCATATAGACAAATCGCAGAATATTATAATATTCATTTGCCACACTTACATTATTATTTGAACCTAGAAGAAAACCAACAAAATAAACAAATTGCTCTGCAAATAGCCTCTTACCATCAAATAGACGAAGCTAAGCAGTATCTTGAGTCAATAGAAGCTGATGACACCAATGCAAGTGTCAGGAAGAAGTCTGAGTTGTCGCAATTTGCAACTTATCTTGCTAAAGTAAAGAATAGAAAAGAATTCGATTTAAATTATAAAGAACAATCAGATAATAACAACCAACAAATTGTTGTAATTCCTGCAAATTTCACTAAACAAATTGAGAAATAAACAAGAAATAATAATCCCCCACAATTACACGCCTCGGCCATATCAAATGGATCTTTGGCAAGCAATGATTGAAAATAAAAAGAAAAGAGCAATATATGTTTGGCATCGAAGAGCTGGTAAAGACTTATTAGCCTTGAATGTTATAATATATCAAGCTTTGTTTGGAGCTGTGGGAACTTATTGGCATATATTCCCATCTTATGCACAGGGAGCAAAATCAATTTGGCAGGAGACTAACAGCGAAGGGAGAAAATACATTGATTACATTCCTAAAGAGTTGATCGCAAAAAAAAATGAGAAAGAACTTAAAATTACTCTCAAAAATGGCTCAATATATCAAATTGTTGGCTCAGATAACCCTGATAGTTTAAGGGGAGCAGGAATTAAGGGGGCCGTATTTTCTGAATATGCAGAGCAAGATCCGAGAGTCTGGGGAACAATTCAACCAATGCTCTTGGAAAATAATGGCTTTGCAATGTTTAATTTTACTCCTAAGGGGCAAAATCACGCTTACGAATTATTTAAAATGGCTCAAAAAATGCCTGATGTTTGGCACTCTGAAATAAAAACAGCTGAAGAGACAGGAGTATTTACTCAAGAGCAATTAGAGCAAGTTAAGAGCGAAATTCTAAGCGAAGGTAAGACACTAGATTTTTTTAATCAGGAATTTCTTTGTAGCTTTAATAATCCAATTGAAGGGGCTTATTACTCTAAGATTATTGATGACTTAGATAAACAGGGAAGAATAGGCAATTATCCTTGGGAGCGACAACTCCCAGTTTATACCTTTTGGGATTTGGGAGTTGGTGATGCTACAACTATTTGGTTCGCTCAATTTATTCGCAATGAGATTAGAATTATTGATTACATCGAAGACAATAACAGGGGCTTAGATTCTTATATTAAAGAGGTAAAAGACAAGGCTTACATTTATGCCGATCATTATGCTCCTCACGATATTGTTGTAAGAGAATTTACCAATGGCAAAAGCAGAATTGAGATAGCTCTTGAACTTGGCTTAAGATTCTTAATAACTCCTAAACTTTCTATTGATGATGGTATTAATGCAGTTAGAGCAATGCTCCCTAAATGTTTCTTTAACGAAGCGACAACAAGAAGAGGCTTATTAGCTCTTAAGAATTACAAAAAAGAATTTGACAATAAGAATAATACTTTTAAATTACAACCAAAGCACGATTGGGCTTCGCACGGTGCGGATGCTTTTAGATATTTAGCGATATCTTACAGCGAAAATATCGGACAGCAACAGCAACAGCAAACACATTATATTTACGAACAAAAATTTTATTAATTATGGGCTTCTGGACAAAAATTAGAAAACCGCTCGCTGGGGGAGTAATCGGAGGAGCATTAGGAGGAACATTTGGGGCATTAACTGGTGCATCTGTTGGCAAGGCAGTATCTATTATGGATGCAGATAAAAAGACAGCAAAACAAAAGCAAGGGCAATTAGAACAGCAAGCACAACAACAGGCACAAATTACACAACTAGCACAAGAAAAAGCAATAGCCAGTGAATCCGTAAGACTGCAAGAGGAAGAGGCTAGAAAAAGAACTTTATTTGCAGGAACGGCCTTAGGTGAAACTTCAGAAAGAAAAAAACTTTTAGGATTGTAATGGAAGAAAAAGTCGCAAAATTAATTAGAAATGCCGAAACATTAGAGGCTAGTAAATCTAATTTTTTAACATTATTTCAAGAAATATCGGAAATATTTAGACCGATTAAAAGCGACATAACTTCTAAAAAAACTGCAGGCGATAAATCGGTATTTGATTATATATTTGATTCTTACCCAATTCTTGCAGTTGAAACATTTGCAAGCATTTTAAGCGGAGTTTTAACTAATAAATCAAGCCGTTGGTTTGAAATTAAAGCCGTAGATGATGAAATAAACGAAAATCAAGAAGTTGGTGAATGGCTAAGCAAAGCAACAGATGTAATGTGGAGTAAAATGTATAACTCTCAATCAAGATTCGAGCAATCAATACTTGAGGCTTTTAAGGATATTGCAAGTTTTGGAACTACTGCAACAACGACAGAAGAGGGAAGGGATTTTGATTTAAATTATATTACTTATCACGTTAAAAACTATTTAATTTCTGAAAATCAAGAAGGCAAAGTTGATTGTGTAGTTATTAAATCTGAATTTACTGCAATGCAAGCAATGCAAAAATGGGGAGATGATAACCACAAAACTATAAAAGAAATTGCTAAAACTAGACCTCACGAAAAATTTCAATTTCAATTACATATTTATCCGAGAGAAAATAGAGATTTAAATAAAATTGATATTGCAAATAAAAAATTTGAAGGTGTTTGGTTGGATGTTGCTAATAAAATGATTGTGCAAGAATTAGGTTGGGATTCTTTTCCCCTTGCTGTAGGTAGATCCGAAAAATCAACCGATGAACTATATGGCACTTCAAGGGCAATGATTGCATTACCTGATGCAAGACAGCTTAATATTATGCAAAGGCAATACAATGAGTCAGTAGAGCAGTCTTTAAGACCTCCAATGATTCAAAATGCTGATTTTGAAGGCAGAATTAATTTATCACCAATGGCTATAAACAAAGCTAAGGGCAATTCTATGGCTTCAGGAAGAACCGCACTTGAACCAATAAGATTAATTGGACAATTAAACTATACTTTAGAATTAATCCAAGAAAAAAAGAAATCTATTCAAGAAATATTCTTTCTTGATAAGCTTAAAATTTTTGACAATCCTAATGCTACTGCTACTCAAGTGCTAGAATTAAGAGCTGAAGGTTTTAGAATTATGTCTTCGGTAGCAACTTCTATTCAAGAATATTTAGATTCTATATTAGACAGAACTTTTGATATTCTTTTTAGAAAATCTTTTGCTGTAAATGATTTAGATGGAGGGAGCTCAAGTTATAATTTATTACCTGGAGCTGTATTTCCTGAATTGCCTGATTTAATGAAGCAAGCACCAGAATTAAAAATAACTTTTATTAATCCGATTAATCAATCTCAACAAATAACTGAACTTAATTCTCTTGATGTTATATTGCAAACTGTTAGCAATATTTCGCAATTAAACCCTAACTCAATGGATGTTGTTAATTTTGATGAAATATTAAGAAAAAAAGCTAATATTTTAACCGTAGACCCTAAAATTATTAATGACGATAAAACAGTTGCGGATATTAGACGACAAAGACAACAAATGCAAGATCAACAAATAGCCATTCAAAACGAACAAAACAAGGCAATAGCGGCAAAAGATTATAAACAAGCGGGGGTTGATATTAATGAATAAAGATTTAGAAAAACATAAATTAATTTATCAATCAATTTTTACTACAGAGAACGGTAAATATATTTTAGAAGACTTAAAATCAACTTTATGTGTCAACTCAGATTTAATCACTGATAACGATTCATATAAAGAAGGCTTAAGGCTTGCGTATAGATATATTGAAAGTCATTTATCAACAACTAATAAATAAAATGGAAAATCAACAAAATATAAGTAATGAAACGGTTAATGTTAATACTGAAATAAACACTTCTGCAAATGAAACTGTTGTTAATTCAAATGAAGCAACCAATGATTTTGATATAAATAAATATTTTAGCGAAGATCTAAAAAAAGATGCTGATTTTGAAAGATTATCTAAAAATATACCTACTAATTTAAATGCACTTGTTAAAGATTTGTATCATAAAACAAAACATTTTGGCAAGGCTAGAGATGTTGCTAAAGCTGAATTAGAAGCTGAAATGAATAAACCAGTTTCTTATGAAGAAAATGATTATCAATATAAAATGCCTGAAAATTACACTATTGAAGATGAATTGCTGGGAAATGCTAAAGCTAAAGCAATAGAATTAGGAATCAAACCAGAGCAATTTAAATCTTTTATGGAGACAATGCTTGAATCTGATGCTAAGATTAAATCTTCTCAAGAACAAGAGTTAAAAAAAGCTGAAGAAGAAGCCGTTCAATCATTAAAAAAAGAATGGGGAAACGATTATGATAAAAAAATTAGTAAAGCTGAAACTATGCTACAATATTTTACCTCTTCTGAAGATGACGAAAAAATACAAAACCTACCTGCCGAAGCAAAAATATTGCTTGCTAAAATGATGGATAAAGTTTCACAAAAAATACAAGAGCCAACTATTGGAAAAATTGGACCTTCTTCTGCAAAAATGAGTGAAAGCGAATTTCATAATAATATATCTGCGATTAAAAACAATAATATGCTAACTGAAAATCAGAAAAATAATAAGATCGCCCAACTTTATGGAGAGTTTTATTCAAAAGAAGATATGAAAAAAGAATTTAATTTTTCTTGATTAATATAATTAAGCTTATATTTTTGTATTAATTGTCCTTAATTTGAAGGTAGCTTTTTATAGTCTTTAATAATTAAAGGGGAGCGATTGCTTGCGATAAGTCGCAAAAATAACTTTTTCTATTAATTTTTAAATATTTTTAAAATGGCCGATACTCAAAATCAAATGCATATTAAGCAATTCAAGGACAACATTATCCTTGCAGTGCAACAAGAAAACTCTCTACTAGATTATACAGTTAGAAGAGAAAACTTAAATTCTGAAGCTTTTTTCTTTAATAAATTAGGAGCTATAACTCTTGAAGAAAAAACCTCAAGATTCTCGCCAACTCCTTTTGCAGATCCTAAACACAGCAGAAGAAAATTAAGTCCTTATACTTTTCACAAATCATTATTTATTGATTCTTATGATGTGGAAAGGTCTAATATAGTCGGGCTTCAATCTGATTATATGAAAAGCTTAATTATGGCCGCTAGAGTTAAAAAAGATCAATTAATTATTTCCGCCGCTACTGGTAATGCTTTTGAAGGTAAAGATGGTGAAACTCCTGTGGCTTTTACAAATGCTCAAACAGTATTCCAAGACGGAACTTTTGGAACCAATGGCGGTGGCACTGCTGTTGGACTTACTTCTGATAAAATTCTTACTGCTGCTAAAATTTTAAAGAAAAATAAAGTTTCTACAATGGAAAAAATGTATTGCATTATTTCTGCACAGCAAGAAGAAGAATTAATGAAAGATGCTAAATTTATCAATAGAGATTTTACCGCTGGTCAAATTCTAGATAAAGGTGTTATCGGTGCTTGGAATGGCATAAATTTCATTCGTTCTGAAGAGTTAACAGGATCAACCACTCAAGTAAGAGATGTATTGCTTTATACTGAAACAGCTTTAGGGCTTGGTATTAATACTGAACTAACTACTGAAATCGCGAAAGATCCAGCTCACTCATTTGCTACAGTTTTATATGTGTCTATGACTATGGGTGCTACTCGTATTGAAGACGAAAAAATCGTCAGAATACAATGTAAAGATACTTCTTTTACTATATAATTAACTTTTAACATTTATAAAAATATGCCTATTATTAACGGAAACGAATCACTAAACCAAACTGGTTTAGCTTTAACTCCTCCAACTTTATCAAGCATTAAAACCAACGGTGCCGCTTTGCAAGTTATAGATTTTGTTGTGGATATTACCGCGACTGATTCTGCAACTTCAAAATGGAGATTAGCATCACTTCCTTCAAATGTAGTAATTCAAGAAATTAAAATTGCTAATACTGCTATTACTGGCTTTACTAGTGGCGATATTGGTATTTATAATCATGGAAATTCTACCTTAGGAGCTGTTATTTTTGGAGCTGCTTTTTCTTCAGCCGCATCTTATGCTACTTCTACAAGTAATGCTTATAGCACAAACGGAGCTTCAGCAATTACACCAGCTAATAACGGCAAAGAACTTTGGCAAATAGCTGGTTTATCTAATGATCCTACTAAATTATTAGACATTGGATTACTTGCTAACACTATAGGAACAACCGCAGGAACTGTTGCTGGTAAAATCTATTACTCTTTAGCTTCATAATAATGACCTCAAAAACTGACATCTGCAATAGAGCATTAATAAAACTAGGTAAAGCTACTATAAGGGATATCGACACTGACGAAAGCCCTCAAGGCACTTTATGCAAAGCTGTTTATGTTTCAATGTTAGACGAAGTTTTGAGATTAGCAGAATGGAATTTTGCAGTTAATAGACAAGCTCTTAATAAAGATGCTTCAGGTTCACCATTGTATGAGTGGGCATATAGATTTATATTGCCCACCATACCGCCTGTAATTAAAATTATTTCTACTGAGAATAATATACCTTTTAAAATAGAAGGTAATTATTTGGTTAGTAATTCCGATAATATTAAATTAAAATATATAGGCAGAATTACTGATCCTAATTTATATGATTCACTTTTTGTTAAAGTTTTAGTTTTAAGATTAGCTTACGAAATATCGTTTAGTTTAACCTCTCAAACTAGTTTAGGTGACAATATATATAAACAATATTTACTTGCTTTAGAAGAAGCTAGAAACCAAAACAGTCAAGATGATAACGAATTACCAATACAAGATTCAACTTGGACTACTTCAAGATTAATGGCGATATCACCTTTTTACAATAATAATGCCTAGAACTTCACAGCTTCAGACAAATTTTAATGCTGGTGAATTATCGCCTACTTTAATTGGCAGAACTGATTTTGGACCTTATAGCAATGGTTCTTTAACATTAGAAAATTTCAATCCTCACCCTCAAGGCTGGATGTATCGCAGAAAAGGCACTAGATTTGTTGCAGAAGTTAAAGATAGCACAAAAAAAACAAGATTAATTCCATTTTCTTTTAATATATCTCAAAATCTTATTATTGAACTAGGGGCAGGCTATTTTAGATTTTTTTTAAATCAATCTGCTGTAGTAAGCAACGGCTCTCCTTACGAAATAGCCAATTCATTTGATGAAAACGATTTATTGGATATTAGATTCGTACAAAAAGATGATGTTGTTTATTTAACTCACCCACTAAAAGGAGTTTTTAAGTTAATTAGATTAGGGAATAGTAGTTGGACTTTTAACCCTGTTAATTTCATACAAGGTCCGTTTGTTAATGAAAATATAGTAAGCACAAACACGGTTTCTATCAATCACCACGGAGCTATTGGAACAACTGGAACAATAACCGCAAGTGGTTTTGCTCCTTTTACCGCAAATCATGTAGGCAGTTTATGGCTTGTTAGAGATGGAACAGACTATGCTTATTTAAAAATAACCGCCTATATTTCTTCAACTTCTGTAAGTTATATTTCTCAAAGTGTAATTGCAAGCCATATGGTAAATAAAAATTTATTTACTTGGAGCGAAGGAGAATTTGGTTTGCATCGTAGCTTTCCTAGAGCAATAACATTTCATGAACAAAGATTAGTTCTTGGTGGCACTTTAAATGCAACTCAAAAAATATGGTTTAGTGTTTCATCAGATTTTGAAAATTTTAAAACTGGAACTGTTGCGAGCGATTCTTTTAACAGAACTATTGCTGCGGTTTCCAATGATTCTATTTTATGGTTGTTATCCGATGAAAGTTTATTTATTGGAACGGCTGAATCGATATGGAGAGCAAAACCCTCTTCAAATAGTGCTGGTTTGTCAAATTTAGATTTTGGTGTAAAAAGACAAATTGCTTTTGGTAGTGCAGATTTGCCACCAATTTATGCCGATGATTCTGCTTTTTATTTACAAAGAGGAAATCAAAAAGTAAGGGCTTTATCATATAGTGCTTCTAAAGATAAATTAATTGCTGAAGATGTGTCAATTAAAAGCAATCATATTACTGGTAATGGCTTAATTCAATTTGCCTATCAAATGAATCCAGTATCAACAATATTTGCGATTAGAGAGGATGGAGTTTGTGTAAATTTTGTTTATGAATCCGCTCAAGAAGTATTGGCTTGGAATAGAATGGCAACTGATGGAAAGTATGAATCGATTACAGCTATCCCCTCCGCTTCAACTTATGATGAAGTTTATTTTATTGTAAATAGAACTATTAGCGGAGTTTTAAAAAGATATATTGAAGTTTTAGAGCCTACTTTTGATTATAGTAATTTAGGTTGTTTTTTTGTTGATTGTGGCCTAACTTACAACGGTACACAGCAAACAACCTTGACAATTTCTAATAATATCGCTACAGCTGGAAGTGCTGTTTTTTCTGCTAATGATGTTAATAAAGAAATACACCAATTAAATATTGGAGTTGGTAGGGCTAAAATTACAGGCTATATTAATAGCACTTCTGTTAATATAAGTGTTATTAGAGATTTTTCTAGCAATTCTTTACTTGCCAATAATTGGTCTATTGCCATTAAAACCGTTGGCGGTTTAACTCATCTAAACGGTAAAACTGTTAGTATTTTAGGAGATGGAGCGACTAACCCTGAAGTCGTTGTTAATAATGGTGTAGTTAGTTGCAATTCCTATAATTCTATTATACACATTGGCTTAAAATATATTTCAACAAGAAAATCAATGCCACTGGAAGCTAATAGATTAGAAGGTTTATTAGGTTCCTCACAAGGCAAAATAAAAAAATTTGACACTGTTTTAATTGATTTTTACAATTCAAGAGGCGGTAAATTGCTCGATTCAAAAGGAAAAGAATTAACTATTAATGCAAGAAGTCTTGTTGACAATATGAATCAAGTGCCTAACCTAGTTAATGAAAATGTAAAAATTGATTTTACTTCAGATTGGGACACCGCTTGCACTATTACAATTAGTCAAGAAGAACCACAGCCTTTGAATGTTAGAAGTATGACATATTATTTAAGTATTAACGATTATTAATGTATTATGGTAGCACCTTTAGTAATTGCTGGTATTGTCGGAGCTGGTTTAAAAATTGGCGGAAATATTTGGGGTGGTGTTAATGCAAGAAATGATGCTCGAAGACAAGCAACAATGCTTAATAATCAAGCTATTCTTGAAGAGCAAGCATCTGCTTTTGATGCTTTACAAGCAGAAAAACAATTTGAGTCATTACTTGGAGAACAGAAATTATCTATTGCTGTAAGTGGATCGGAAATTGAGGGTTCTGTTTTAGATATTTTTAACAAAACAACTAGCGATAAACAGCAGACAATGCAAAATATAATTGGCGAAGGCAAAGCAAGGGCTAATTTATTAAGAAATCAAGCTAGACAAGTTAAAAAAGCAGGAAAAAGAGCTTTATTAGGTGGTTTAATAGGAGGCGGTGGCTCTGCCATACAATCTTATGCACAAATGAAAGGGGGAAATAGTGGTTTCAATACCTAAAAGTTTCGGAGTTATTCAAAGGCCAACTACACAAACTGGACAAGCAGAAGTTAATTCAAATTATAATCAAATATTGCCTAATGCAATATCTAATTTAGGCACACAAATTGAAAATTCATCTTTACAATTAAGGCAACAACAAGCACAAGAAGAATTTTTATTACAAAAACAACGACAAAAAGAACAAGAAGCTTTTAATGCCGCACAACTTTTAGATTTTAAAACAAGATTATCAAAAATTGATAATGAAGCTGAATTAAATTATAAAAATTTACCTAGTAGCAATATAAATGAAGTTGATAAAATAAAAAATACTCTTTTAGAAAATAGAAAAAACTTTGTAAATCAAGAAAAAGAAAAATTTAAAAATAATCCTATTCTTTTAAATTTAATGCAACAGCAAGCAGATACTAGCTCCGTTGATATAGAAAATAATTTATCAACAGAATATTCAAGAAAGCAAAAAGATTTTGGTGTAAATAAAATTTACGAATCAATTTTCAATGTTAACACTCAAATTGCATCTGGTAGAAATATAACTAATGCAAAAAAAACTTTAGATGAAACTTTACAATTTGGCTTAAAAAGTGGCTTAATTGATATGAAAGATGTTATAAGGGAAAAAGAAAAGCAACAGCAATTAGTAAAACAAAGACAAAAAGAATTAGAAGAGAAAATAGCTTTCAATACTGTAATTAACGGACAAACTTATTTAGATCCTAACAATGCAAGAAATCAAAAAATAATTGATACTAATTTTGCAAA